AAGTTCTGTTTCAAGCCTGTATAGTATTGATTGAGTGGTTCTTAAGGTTAAATCATCAGTATTATCTTTCTTATCAATATCAATTATAATATTATCAAGTCCTCTAGAGCCGTAGTAGTTTCTTAAGGTCTTATGTGATTGTACGTAATCAACTGCGTCTTCATTGTACAGATAAACAGACCGATATAAAGGTTCCTTAGTTCTATATGCTATTTCTATATACTCTTTTAGCTCTTCTATTTTGTAAAGGGACCCCCTGAATCGAGGGCCCCCTCTTGCTAGTTCAATATAGTTATAAGTTGCTGACATTGACGCCATCCATCTTCATAGAAGACGCCTGATTATTAGCTGTAGGATCTTCTTCATCAGTTACTGGAACTTCCCTGATATATTTATTTTTCCTCAACCAATCAATGTAACTTGTTAACTGTTCTTTATTACCTGGTTTATTCTGCATGAACTTGTTATGAATCCGTGTGTAGACTTTACCATCTTTACCTGCTTCTCTGAATACATAGCAGACATAGTTAAGTGGAGCTTCTTCTCCCTGACCAAACTGTTCAGTGAGATATTTAGCTATATCATCAATTGGTTTCTCGTCTCCATCGACCCATTGTCCATATTGATTAACTCCACCATCCCATCCAAGAGCATCACACATATAGGTGATTCTTTTTAAGAGGCTACCATCTTTGATTTTACCTTTTTCATCCTTTTCGAATGATCCAGTTATCTTACACGGCCTTGTGTACTTACTACCCTGTATACGCATTTCAATAACTATGTATATATCAGCCCAATCAAATCTGTCTGAATCATCTCTGAATTCAGTGATACCAGATTCTTTAATACCGAACCAATCGCTATTAAGTGTTTTTGTTTCGCTACGCATTATCGTCATTTGATTCTTCTCCTTCTTCTTTGTATGATTTAATTTCCTTAACAACAGCCTCATAGTCGAAAGGTAACATTTTTCCAGCTAAAGGTTTTAATCTGCTGCCTACCATTCTTTCATCGTATCCTTCAAAGCTTAACATATAACTACCATTTGTTTTATCAATCGTCGTATAACCTATAATATCTGCACTGGCACATAATGTCCTGGCTAATCCTGCTGGTAATGCTGGTGCAAGCTGTACTTTATCATCTGTAACAGTTGTATGCTTGCTATGACTTGTAAGAATGAGGTTTCCACCTACTTTCTTTAAGAATGTTTGGAGTCTTTTTACAATATCTGCATTCTTTCTTCTTGCCATAGCCCAATCAGCTCCCCAGTTACCATCACCCATTGCACCTATTTCAAGCTCTTTTTTAACAATATCTTCTATCCATTCATTTACCTTATCTATAGTATCTATAACAATCGTATCATATTTGTATTTATCCCACTCTGATTCAAGATTGGATACAACTTCAGCAAGAGAATATACTGGCATTGGTTTGCCCCTTTTCTTGCCTGATCTGTAGGTATATCCGCGTTCTTCAGGTGGTATAACTTCCGTTTGTGCTACACCTTTTTTAACTACTCGAATACCTTCTTTTGTAACGTTTCTTGTAGGTGGATTTAGCTCAGTAACTGTAACTACATTTGCTCCATCAACAAAATCAGCACCAAGATCAGTATCTATTAACAAAACTCCTTTTTGTCCTTTTTCTGACCAAGCTGCTGAATTAGTTGTTTTACCACTTTTAGGTTGTCCGATGAAATATGTTGTTATTCCACTAGGCAATCCATCAGTCTTCCAATTAGTGGTGACCTTTTGAACTTGTAACATAAGCTCTCCTTATTTGAATAGAACGAAGCCGATTAACACTACCAATGCCGACACTGGTAGATACGGCTCCATTCTAAGTTGTTATATTATTGACTTTACCAGATGTTTTCTTCTTATAGAAATTGGTGAAAGCGACGCCCAAATGTACGCATAATATGGCCTATCCATCAAGACATTAAAGGCTTGTGCAAGCCCAAATCCTGAAGAAACTGACGCACAAAATATAGTATGTTTGGCTGTGCATTCTTCATCTGCTATTTCGTTTGATGGCAAGTAAGAGCTTAGAAAGTGGTCTACTAATGGAGTAACAGTAATGATTTCCATAGTTAATGCACCCATTCTCATATCTACTAATAGTTCCCTACTAGGATCTTTATGCCACGTTTCATACACTTGTAATCGTGTTTCCATATTGTCTGGACACATAAACACAACTTTGTTTAGTCGTCTATTAGGTGTCCAGGGTTCATTATAGCCTATTGATTCTGCTCCATAACTATAAGCGATCTTTCCTGCAGTTTCAGCCTTTGGTCGATTTAGATACTTCTGTGGATACATTGTAGTTGACAGATTGTGGCTTTCCAGCACATCAAAGTCATATATATCCAGTCGTTTAAATCCCATTATGGCTGCAGATTGAACCAATGCAGATCCAATACCTCCTGCTCCAACGATTGTTGCTTTACCAAGTTTTGACTGTTTAATCAGGTCCCTATTTCTAAGAAATCGGTTTTGTGAAACAGAAGGATCTATTGTATTCTGCTGTTTCCCGTTCATGTGATTCCTGCGGGTTGTTTGATTTCCATTGTTCAAAATCGGTTGTTGCGTCTGTGAAGTTTCCATATTCATCAAGTCCTTCTAGTTTAAGTTGTTCATTGACTTCTGGTCCTGCAAGCAGTCCAGCGTGAGCTTGATCCATAATTTCCTCATAGATCTCTATCATTTCCGATACCCATCCATTTATAGGGCTATCTGCATTGTAGTCTACAACCCATTCGTGTATTGAGCCTGGTATATTTTCGCTTTCTTCGCCCGTTTTTTTTTATTATCATCTTTGAAGAGCGTTGATTGTCCATAGCCTGGATAATAGGTAGTACTGGGAGCATATGAAGCAGCCGTCTTTTTAATTTTCTTAGCTGCTTTTTGTATTGCATTAGCTTGTGCTTTCCATTCTGGCTCTATTACATTCACAACATTTGTAGTGATATCATCACATTCTTCTAAATGTACCCTATTATATTGATCTACATAGCTCATAGCAAATGCAAGCTCCTTACCTGATTTGTTTGAGACTACAAGTGAATAATAGAACATATCCTTGAATGCACCGTCTTGTAACTGCTTATCATCTGTATCACTAAAATATGCACCCATATTATGATGAGAATGGATGTTTCCTTGTACCCATTCTTTACCTATTTCAGGATGTAATTTGCGAATATATGCAAATGTTTTACCAAGTAGCTTTTTACCATCCCATTCAGTATGTCCACCACTTCCAAGATCTAAAGGAAGCCAGTACTCAAGAACTACATCTGTTGGGAATCCGTCTTTATCGAACTTTTCGGAATACCAAGCGGGTCCTGACCACTCTATACCCTTGAACCTGTTAAGAAAATAACGAAGCTTGCTCACCTGGTTCACTGGTAGTGTTAGGTTGAAGATCGGGTCTGATTTCTTTCCACTCATTTATGCACCTCTTTTCTTCTTTTTGTAATTTTTCAAGATAAGCTGCTAAAACATTGTCTCTTATTTTGTCTGCAAGAAACAGTGTTTCCTCTGCATCACTCTCTTGAACCTTGCCTTTTAAAAATGTAGTGTATTTAACTTTACTATAGGTTCCTGATTTTAATATGCTCGCCATTTTGTTTCCTATTAGAGCTGGTGTTGGTATCATTTCACAAAACTGTTTTCCTTTATTCATACCGCCTCCAAACTTTTTCTCAAGATTAGGCCATAGTTTTTCTGCTTCGTCATGTAGCTTTTGATCTATTCTAACATAGACTTGAGTAATTCTACTAGTGCTATTCCGATTTCTAGTTTTTGCTAATGAATCTCCGAAATTAACAGCCCAGTATCCACGTTTGTTTCCATAGAATAAAGTTTGCCATTCATTATATACAGCTTTCATTGAGGCCTCTTCAACAACGTCTGTTACACCCCTATGTTGTGCATATAAATGATTAAAAAGTTTATTCACTCCATCTTGTGCTTGTAATAGCGTTACATCAAGTAAAGCCTTAATCCATTGTATATAACCTTGATAATATTCACACATTGTATTACCTCTTGCACTATTGTTAAACCAGTCTGAACCTTCAACCATTACTTTATCATCAAGCAATTCAACAGGATGAGATAGCCTTATATCATTGTTACCATATCGTGAACCATTCCAGAATCCATTTTGAGCTCTGTTAAATGAACATCTTTCTTGTCCAACTAACATAGAGGTCCCTTTTGCAGCTAAATTACCAGGAAATCCCCATCTTGAATTATCGCGTTCAATACCTTCTCTATCAAGTTCTTTAGCAGTT